TTGCCCAGAACTACAGTTCCAACAGTAAGAACAGAACAGGGTCCGCTCACCTGAACCCAGCCGTAATAATCCGCTGTCATATCTATAACGGTAACACCAACAACAGGACCGGTTTCGGCGGCCGGAGCCACAATAAGGTCATTGTATGGTGCTGTTATTAGGTCAGCCTTGCTGGATGTAGTTAACGCAGTTACTACCTTGTCATACAAATTAAGCGTGCAGGTGGTGTCTACGCTCGCATCGACGGCAGCATGTGATTTGATTCTCATAAGCTGGCCTTGGCCGGCAACATCATTAACGTGAAGATAGCCTTCTGCATACAGATTCTCAGCAGCATCAGTGTCGCCGCCAAATGTTACAGCCACCGACGTTACACCAGCGGCAGCAGTAGCTTGCACAGCCATGTCGCGGTGATTAGCGTTAACAAGTGCTGCAGCTTGTAAACACTTGCCAGCAGTAACACCGGTTCCACCGATACCTGCATAGCGAAATACTCTATCTCCATAATGAAGCAATGTGCCAAAGTCAAATTGCTGTGTTGCAGACTCCGTAAAAGGATCTGCTGCACCGGCAGCGCTTGCGAGTATACCTGCGCCGCCATTCTTTCCTACAACAATTGCAGTAGGGCCTTGAGTGCCGGCATCCCCGGCGACTTTTCGAAGCACCAAATTCTGAGATGTGGCGTTCTGCCAGTTAATATCCCTCTTTAAATTCTCCATTAACGCCTCAATTCTCGCGAGGCCTATTCTTTTTGTTCCCATAGTTAAAAACCCTCCTTTTATAATCATGTCCCTGTATTGATCTGTTTCGACAATACTAGGGGATAGCTCAAAGTCTACCCGATAACTAGGTTGTGAACTCTCGTTCACCTGTAAGTAGTTCTACATAAATGAAAGCCCCCATCATATGATGGGGGCTTTACATATATTTGCTAGTTAGCTAGAATTAGCTAGTAGCGCCGGCTTCACCAATAAGTCCGCGAACGACAACTAGGCCGTACATATCGGGACGTACCATCTTCTTGGCATACCGAGTCATCACGCCCTTACGGGGCACGAAGTCTTCAGGGCCAAAGATAGTGGGTGTAGTCTGCAGTGGCACGTAAGGTGCGTACACGTATCCGCTTTCAAGGAAAGAGGAACCGCGACGACCAACGAGAATCACGTTTCGCAGGAAGTAGGGGTCAACAATGACATCAAACTTCTTAGAAAGTGATCCAACCTTAACGGCACCAACGCTACCCTTCTCATCATCGTGAGTAACAGAAGCACGGAATCCCGCAGTGAACTCAAGGAGATTAGCGACTTCAGGTCCGCAAACCAGGAAGTTAGCTCCACCTCGTAGAGTCTTACGATGGATCTGTGCAGAGACATCGTTGATAGTTTCAACAAGCGTCTCATACCACTCACTCACAGTACCGGTGAAATCGGGAGCAGCAGAGCTAGCGCCAATTTCCAGGCCGGTTGTACGGTTCACAAAGAGACCGGGAGAGCGTGACCAGTAGAGTGTACTAGCAGTTGCACCATTAATAAGATCGGTAAGGATCTCACGGTCAATCTCAAGAGCAATTTGCTCAGAGAGAATGCTTGTCAACTCAACTTCAGCATCAAGGTTGTGGTATGCGTTAAGATCTTGTCCCAACTCAGGAGTCCACTTAGCCTTGAGCTTCTTGGTCATAGCAGTAATCGCCACGGAATCAACCTTGATGTCGATTTCGGGGATACTCGGCTCGGCTTCCAAGCCCCACACAGACGTACCAATGACGGAACCCAGTGCACCACCAGCCGTAAGATTATCATCCAACGGAATGGTAAGGTCGAGAGCATGTGCAGAACGCGTAATGGCCATGACACTATTAGAGCTACCATTGTTTAATGGAACAGCACCACTAACATTTGCGAACACAAGGTTAAACCTGTATCCGCTCTTGCTCGGATCTTGGTTAGTACTACCACTAGCAACCTGCGATAGACGACGTATAAGTGTGACATTCTCATCGAAGATATTGTGGCTACTTGCCAACATTTGAATTGCAACTAAATTATCAACATCTAGCTGCTCTAAATTACCGCCAGTTCCACCAGAAAGCTCAACCACACAAACACTGGAGCCAGAAAGGTCGACGTCATACTTTGTAAGCTTGTCGAGCTTTCCTTGATTCGCAGCATTTAATGGGTTTGCGCCGGCGCCAGGGGTTGCCCCAGCAGTACCAGAAGCCACCATAACGGCGCCTGCCAATGAGATGGCAGTCACAGAACCAGTTGGTGAGGAGTAACCGTTGTTAAGTCCATAAGGACCAGCTTCAACGCCACTACCTGTGAGATTCACACCACCGGTGATTTCCTTACCTACTCGGCCGCCACCATAAAGCGACTCTTCGCCATCGCCACCATAGCCCAAGCGGGGTAGCCCGGGGCCATTACTGGAGACGGTGAAATCCAGGAAGAAGATGAGACCCGAGGGGAGACTCATCGGTTGAACGCTAACGAGATCGTTTGCGATCAATCCCGCGAAAACACGACGGACAATGGGGAATGCGACGGCTGCGAAACCTTCGACATCTCCACCGGCCATGGTAGAACTTTCACGGAGAAGCTCTTTTGCTTGATTTTCAAGCAAGCGAGCCATAGATTGGCGAGTGCGGCTACTCTCCATGCCTTCAAGAAGACCTGTGCGCTCCCACTTTTCTAATAATGCATGCCCTTCAGCCTGCATATCACGATTGACAATACCTTCTGTCAATCTTTCAACTATACCAGCCATTTTAAATACCTCCTATGTTAATGTATTTGTATTAATTTTACTTAATACCTGCTAGTCTTTTCATCCTCTCCGCTAACGGATCGGATGATGTGCTCTCTTGACGAGAAGCACGAAGAACAGAAGTACGCTGACGACCAAGTGCTTCGTTCAGTGATTGTGGTTCTCTCCTTGGAGAACTCCCCACTGTACTTTCTAGCGTGTGATATATTGTCTTTGCTTCTGTTACTGAACCAGCTTTCGAAATAGCGTCGGCAATTTTTGATCTTTGCCGCTCATTTAGGGAGGTATTTCTTAAAACACGGTTCGTGTAAAGCAAGCGAGCATTAGAAAGGTTTACCTCTCGGGTAGCCCCTTGTAACTCTTGTACTACTTGCTTATGTTGTTCAAGTGACTCTGTGAGTTGGTTATTTTCGAAAACCAACTCTTCTTGAGCCTTCTTTAAAGTCTTTAATTCTTCTTCGACATCAGTGCTGCGTCGATGGGCTAATTCTTGTTCAATCTCCCACTTCATATCATATGAAGATCGTCCTGCCCAACCAGAAAGGGAGGCACCCATATCGACAGTAAGCTTTTCTACAATAGCATTTATCATGTCATCGGAAATGTCTAATTCTTCTTCGAGATTAGGGCTCATTTTGGCTGAAAATTCTTCGGCCTCGCCTTCTTCTTCGGCGCCAGCGGCTTCGCCAGCATAACCCTTAGATTCATCAGATTCGCTGCCAGCATCATCATCGTCTTCTTCAATAACTTCTTCATTATCAGCAAGAAGCTCTCTTAAGGTTTGCTCGTTGATATCTAATTCTGTTTCATTCTGCATATGTTGTATGGTTTCTTGAAGAGCATCCAAATTAATTTCAACATTAACCTCTTTGCCAGAAGTGGCAAGGTGATCTAGATTTTCGCCTTCATTCTCAGAAAGATCATCAGTTGCTGCGAGAGGAATATCTTCAGCAATTTCTTCTACGGGGCCTGCTTCGTCTTCGAGGCCCATTTCAGGGGCGACTGCGGGGTCGGCGCCGAGATCTAATTCGGGTGCACCTTCTGGAGCGCCGAGATCGAGTTCGGGGGCGGCCAATTCATCTTGTTCTAAAAGTTGGTTTAATGTCTGACGGACTTCTTCTGAATATTTGTCGATTACTGTTGTCTCTGCATTCTTAAGCGCGGCCTCGCGAAGCGCTTTTGCATCAATAATGGCATCTCTTAGCAAACTTGACATTAACATACTCCTAAAATTACACTAATTCAAAATAAATAGTGCTTTAAAGTTCTAAAATCCTTAATAATTGTGGTTTTGCTTTAATCATCCTATCCTGTATATAGTAACTGCTTCAGATCCGCCGCTAACATTGGTCAATCTTACTCTAAAGGTAGCGGAGGCCTCGCTCATGACCGCCATGCTTCCCACAAGGGTAACTCCAGTACCAGCTTCCACTGTTAAGGTTGAATTCTCAAACCCTTCACCTAGATTTATAATAATAAAGTCAAATGATTGATTTGCGACTGGATTTTCGAGGGCGTCTACAATATTAGCTGCTGTGTCTGTATCCTTCTCCTTATCGCTCGATGCAATAGTAACAGTAGCAATTCTCTTTAGCATGCTGGCTACTGATATGGCAGTTTCATCGTCGTTGACAAGATCGTTTGGTGCTACTTGCTGTTCAATCAAGCTACCGCCGACAATGGTATTCCCAACATCGTCAAGTTTAAGAACTTCGGTTCCATCGTACTTTTGGAAAACTAAATCATCACCATCAACTTTAAGTTGCATAATAATTGCGCCGGCGGTGCCGTCCATGTCAAGTGAAAGCTGATTGGTGCCTCCATCTTGAAAGTTAATATCACCGGTCGTTGAGTTAAGATCTAAAACGCCGGTTGAATCAATTGAGATTGGGGTCGCTGCGATGGTCAGACCAGTTGTGCCGTCATGAGTAAAGGTAGCATCATTCTGGGCGCCCATTGAGATGACAGAACTGTCGCTGTCTAGGCGTAAATCGTTTTCAACTCTGACATCAGTTGAGCCTGAAAGCGTAATGGTCGCTGTCCCATCAATGATCAGAGGGTTG